AGTAACCACGGCGCTAGTACTGTGTCATCCGGTACCACCAATGCGTTAAACCGGGGAGTGCGCAGGGCCTCAGGGTTATCAAGCTGGTTCATCTCCAGACTATATTCTTCAGTCAGGTAGGTAGCATAGACCCGCTCAACCCGGAACAAGTTATCCGAGAAGGCTTCAAGACTGTCATTGATATAGTGAGTTGTGCTTACCCCCTTAGTGTTACTCGCCGCGTAGTCGTAGGTGAGGTTGTACGACACCTGGCCAGTCTGTAACTCGAGTACAAACTCTTGCTCCCGCAAGAAGAACAACTTATGCAACTCAGTCAGCCCGGCTTGAACCAATGGCAACAGCGCATGGTACTTATCCTTCGGTGTCTCATCCGAAGTCGCATCGATCGGGCCGCTGCCCATAACGATTTGCTTCAGTTCGCCATAAGCTAGTTGGTCGTAAATATCCTGTAGTTTCATAGTGCCCTCATACTAAGTAGGAGTCTAAGGCGCCTGCCCCATCCTCGGAAGTTTCCATATCCCACATATCATCACCAGATGTTTCCATCTCCCCTAGTTGTGATGGTCTCCAGGCACGTAGCACTGGCAGTTGTGAGATTGTGTCAATAAAGTCGTCATGCTTACTGCGGAACCCACTACGTGAAGCCAGACTTAATTCATCTCGTGCTTCCGTCATGGGAGGTGTGTCTTTTAACTCAACCGGGAAATACATCTTGCCGGCCTTGAACCAGGGAACCGTGACAGTGAAGCGAGTCATCTTGTCGGTGTTTGGCCGAATACCGGGCTTGTTGTCATTGCCCTCAGAAGTCAGTGTGAAGTAGTTGTTCCTGACCAACATTTGATCCTGTATCCAGGGGATGAAGCCGGACTGCTGGCCGCTGACTTCAATGCCCACACCTTGAGGCTGGTAGATCTGAGCCAATCTGAATAGGTCATCAATATTCTTATCCATCAACTGGCGCTTACAAATGCCATCTACCCAGAACCAGTCGCCATTATTGTTGAAGGCCCAGACACTGATGACCGAATAGTCGTTCGCGTCATCGGCCCCGGTGGCAAAGTCAGTGGTGATATAGAAATTGAACCGATGCTTGTTATCTAGGACCGCCTTCAGGCGATACCAACGGATGTCTTCATCCCGGATCAAGCGGTCTTCTTCGGACATGATGCGGAGCATCAGCTCCTGGTTAAACGTGTCGACTTTCCCGAGTTTCATCGCCTTGTCGTATTGTGTTTTGACATACGTGTACGTGAACCGGTCTACCCAACTACCGCGAAACTCTTCTTCAGTGCAGGGGTACTGTTCACAGACAGGAAAGACGTTGACTGCCCAGGCGCCGGACTCAACGGCCTTATACAACGGATCCTTGGCGTTAAATGGGGTACCTGACCAGATCACCAGGTTATTTTTGGGGTGTAGGGCGTAATCGACAGCTTTATAGACCGTATCTTCCACGGCAGCGATGATAGTAGCCGATCGGGCGTCCTCATCTGATATCAAATCGTCTAACACGGCCAGTTGGGGGCGTGTGCCTAGTTCTTTAGCTCCTCGAACGCCGGTTTTCGCGCCATAGCCTTTGACAATGAAGATATTGCCATCTGCGTTTCGAAATTCCCACCGGATATCCGTGAAGCGAGTGATCGGAGTGTATTTTTGCAGGAAGTCAGAGTTCTCCCAACGGAACTCCAGGTTCTTGCGCATGTTCTTGACGCCGTTTTCAATGGAGTCACTGACATAGATCGCAAGATCGATTTTACCGAAGCCAGGGATGGCACCATAGACACCCAAGTACAGAAATAAATACTCACCCATCAGAGTGGTCTTAGCAATACCCCGGTGACACAGGTTACAAATACGCGCACCGTTCTCAGTGAGGGTATCCAGCATGTGATAGTGAACAGTGGGCGTTTCGTTCTCTTCACCCTCTAAGCCATTAACCAATTTAATGAAGGTGACGAACTCAAGCGCAAAATCACTAGGCACATAATTAGGGTCAGGGGCATAGCTCACCCGTGCGAGGTAGTCCTCAACCCCCATTTCGACCAATACGTTGAAGTCGTCGCTCACTAGCTTTCCATCCCGGAAGCTTCAAACCATCGAGCAATCACCGATTCACTGGTTTCCTCCACAGTAATCTCGATACCACTATGGGTAATGAGTATGCTCTGCGCTTTATTCCCTATAGCAGGGATGACCATTGCCAGTACCTCAAGGTCAAGTGCGCCTGGCCCCTCTAATACTGGGAATCTAAATATGGGGTCTGCTACATATTCATCACTCATGTGATTCCCTCGATAACCACTGGGCTCTTGGCGACATACTCAGCATCTACCGCTCCGGCCCTTAGCGCATCGCGCTGGGCCGCCGCTAATGCCAGCGTGGCATCACGTAACTGAGCAATACTGCTGTGCTCTGAAACAGAGACATCAAGTTCAACTTTCTTAGTCTCGGGGGGTTTGAGGTTGGCGAGTAATGAGTTGGCCGCATCGGTGCGGACCTTCTCGCTATTGGCCGTGACCATCAGTTCGGCCTGAATGTTCAACGCCTTCTGATACAGGTCTTGATTCAGTACCCAGAATGGCACCAGGGTCTGCTCCATGAGCAGGTTGACCAACTTGGATTTGTTGTAGGCCGTGATGTAACTGGAAATATCTTTGTCACTGGTACCGCGGGCAAGAAACTTGGTGATCTTGTCGGGGAAGGTCAGGGCGTAGGAGTCAGTATTGGTTTTGCCCATCAACTTATAGCCCACGTACTTAACCGCGTAGACGTAGCTTGTGATCTTGAACCGGCCTTCGGCCATGACCTTGCCGTAGCTCAGCAGGTTGTCCCGATAGTTCTCGTAGAGTTCAGGGTCAGACAGGGTGTTATTTATCTGGTCAATCAGTGATTGATTGACAGATGTTTTGACTTTATCCGGTAGCGCATCTTTGAACGCGTCGACCGTCAAGGGTACTGGGTGAGTCATGTCGTCGCCTGGGTGAGTTTATGCGGCGACTCTAGTTGGCCTATGTTTCCTTTTCTGAGATTTATTATTCAGACAAAAAAATGCCCCACTCAAAGGTGGGGCCAAGCCCAATTATCAGATCCCATAGTGTTAGGCATCCACGTAAGTAACATCTCCGCCGTGCATTGGGTGCAGGGTTTCAACCAGGTGTTGATGCAGATACTCCATCCACTCCTCCGGTATTTTAGGGGATATCTGGATACTCGTCGGTCGTGACCCGGTGCCTTCTTGCTTGCGGGTCAACCCCTGCTGAGGATGACGTATTAGGAAAATACTGGCGTCAGGTTTCTCCACAACCTCACCATTGGGGTAGGTGAAAGTGATTGTGTATATCCTTTCACTCCAGGTTTTATGTTCCGCGTTCTTATCCAATCTCAGAGTAACCACTGTCGAAGATTGCTTTAGGCGACCACGACACATATTCTTCAGGAGTGCCCTTGTTGTAGACCACCTGATAACCAGGGTCTGTACCATCCTCGTCAGCGGGCAGAGTCCAACCTTTGCTGTCGTTGTAATCCAGACGATTCATAGGCGTTGCGTGAACTTCTTTGTGGCACTTATACCGTTTCATGTCCTCACCTCCCAATCGTTTTCAAGCAAGTCGCTCTGGCTTGCCACCCAAGGGACAACCTGGTCGTCTGCGGTTTTCATATCAATATGCGGGCGGTAGTTGATTACCGTACCTTCTGGGTAAATCCCCAGCAGAGGTGGCCGGTTAACTTCAAAGGTCGATCCGGGAACCAGGAACAGAAACATTCCTTTACCGTTCCAGTTTGCTCTGGCGACTTTTTTGCCGTCTTTGAGTGCTTCAATTGCTTGTCCAAAGTTCATAGTGGTGCTCCGTAGGGGTGGGGGGTTTAAACAACGACTGCCGGGATGGCCGTGATGAATTCGCGCATACGAGACATCCAACCGTGCGCAAACACAGCCTGGGTAGGATCTCGCGTAATAATTTTGCCAATGTACTCGACACGGGCGCCCATGAAGCGGGCAGCCAACATTTCAGGTTCTTGATCTTGGGTGGCCGCGTAAGTCTTGGGGCCTAAGTCACCATCCCGCTTTGTGCCAACAGCATGCTGCAGGATCTTCACTGCAGTGCCTGGGCCGTGGTGAACACCGGCGTCGAAGATCATTTCAGTTAGGATGGTGGGGATATTGAGGCTGTCGAACCCAGGTTCTTCCCAGAACATCGCTAAGTAGAGGGAGTGAGCCTCAGCTTTGGAAAGTGCTTCTACTGCGGCAGCAGTGACCGGGTAGCCCCGATAGGCGGACAAGGTTTTCTGCGTGACACCGTACTTGGTAGGGCCTCCACGATCAGCCTTGTGATAAACAAAACCGCCTTCGCGGTCAATCAGGCGAGCAATCAGAGTTGTGATCATGGGAGTACTCCATCGGTTATTTTCGACGGAGTCTCCCAAGCACTGAAATTGTTTTCTGAGTTATTTTAGCGGCAGTTGACCAGGGGGCCGGTTTGGGTGCAATGCCTCAAACCTTCACGGGTATTCACCAGCACAGCATCACTGGACTTCTGCTTTTGCCCAAAGGTGACTTCTCCCGCTGATGCTGAGATGGCAGATTGGAAATCCGGGATATAAATCTGCTGTACCGTAGGTGCCTGACTTACCTGGACCCGCTGTTGCCTGAATGACTTACCGTAATACGAAGCCATGGCATCAATATCTGCCCCCAGGTTACCGCACATAAAGCCAAACTCTCCTACGGGGAACGCTCTCAGCCGCACAACTTCTGTTCGGGCAGTCCTTAGGTAGGTGGTATTCGCCTCAGCCCCGGTAGCAAAGCGCGCGCGCCAGCGATCAGAAGCAAACTGGTATTTATGCTGCGCCGCGGTGCGGACCAGCTTCAACTCGGCACACCGAAACACCTGAGCATCACGTTTACCCAGTAAGGTAACTCCTTCCTCTGTTAGTTGGGCGTACCTATTGCCCATGCCGGCACAACTCGCCAACATAAGTATCAATAACGATACTGTGAGAGTTTTCATATTAAGCCTTACCTTGAATGAGCCCGGATGGTAACGGTTTATCCCCTCAACAGGTGAGTTCGCCCGTATAACACTCAATGTTGGGGTCCAGCCCCTATCGCTCGCGAGGGGTGCCCCGAGTCCCTGCCATGCACGGGATATGAGTCGTGAGCCACTTCCATAGCCCTCCGTTCCTCCCCTATAGTATCTAAGAGGCAATTCCTCCTACTCCCTTTATAATAATCAATGACTTACATGAGTTTGAAGTAGTAAATCGCTCGCTACGTGTGCCCAGATGTAACAGTTTAGAGCGCCTGCCGGGCGTGATAGGGTAGAATGGATCACTTATGTGACGGACAATTAATGTGATTAAACCAACAATTTCAGCACTAGCACGAGATGACCACGCGAAGTATATCCGCCGCAATAATACGGATGGGTTCAGACTCAAGTACGCATTGGGTCATACCGAGCGCCGGCAGCTTATCAAAGAGGTCGGAATCCACGGCCTAGTATTATTTGAGTATTATCTACGACTGGCATCGACCGAGAATGCCCTTATTGACGACGAAGCCGCTGCAGAGTATTTCGAGTGGAAGCGCCCGACCGCAAAACGCCACCGCCTATCTCTTTCCCAGGCCGGCTGGATTGCATTTGAACGTGCTCGCCTCAGCAATGGCCGCCGCGTCCACGTATATTATTTAGGCAAAGACGAGGTCGAGGCCGCAGGCCTAAGACCGAAGTCTGAAGCCGACAGTAAGAAAAAAGAAAAATCTACTAAACCCACAGAATCATTCATTCTCCCTAAACCATAACGCGTCGTCGATCCCTACCGGCTGGCGCCTCTGGGATCTCCTCGCTGAACTCACTGGCTTAATAGGAACAACAAAAACAATGATAGATAGCCCAGCACTTAAAGCAGACCTCACCAAGTTAGTTGCTATGCACATTGATGTGATCACTCAAATGGAAGCGGGAATCCCCGCTTTAGAGGTGGACTACAACCGCTATATGCAGCGGTACGTAAACTCACCTATAGAAGGGGTTGTAGTACGCAATATGTTCCGTAACCGGGTAGATATGATAGCGGCCCAGGTAATGGAGTCAGTGGAGAAACATTCTTGAATAACCTAGATGACACCGTGGTTATTAACACCCTAAAGGGTCGGCGCCAGCTACGGGTGCTCAATAGAATTGCCGAGATTAACCACAAGGCGGCTGAGAAGAGAGCGGCCCAGCGCAAGCTGACTGAGGATCTACTCTTACCTGGCACGATGGCCGGGCCTGACAAGTTCTCAGTTACTGGAGGGGATAAGGGTATTATTGGTGGCGCTATGTATGTGTCCCCTTCGCTGATTAGTGATCTTCGCTCAATGCCAACAAAGAAGCATCCCGTCACCCCAGAGGAATGGGAAGCCCATTATACACTCCAGGCGAAAGCCATGACGGCCACCTTAGGCGATATGCCTGAACCTACATCGAGTTTGCTAGGCCGTGCAGCCAAGATCATTGATCGCTGGAGAGCACTATGAGTAGTATCGATTACGATGACGTAATCAAAGAAGCTAATAAATTGCTTCGAACCCCCGCAGGCGGTTTCGCCGGCTGGCCACAGGAAACCAAGGAGTACAGCACGATGGCAGATTGTGAACATAGAGTTGAAGTAGTCGGTGGCGCTAATGCTATTGGCTTCAATAATACACCCACGGGTATGGTCCCCTACGCAAATTGCCCAGACTGTGGTGAGGACATACCAGTAGCTAGGATAAGA